CTGGCAACTGAGATGTTACCACCGCCATCAACAGGTTGTATTTCTGAAAGGAGAAGATAAAACGCCTGTTTATAATCCGCAATTTGTTTACTTAGGTCGCTCATAATTAGTTAGAAAAAAAGCCCTCGCCCAACAAAGGGAAGGGCTTTTGATTATGAAATATTCAGTTTTGTTTTATGCTTCGGCTGCCCAAATACCAGTTGATTTCTCAATGATCCAAGCAGTAGTTCCAGCAACACCGGTCCCAATCAAAGTAATACTATCACCTGCCTCCGAAGTGGCTTTAGTGTTAATAACATCTTTGTCTACAACGCCTGCATCAACCACAACAGTCCCAGCAAGAGTAATTGTCCCCGAGATACCATCGGCAGCAGCGGGAGAAACGGTTACAATGTTATCTCCAGCAGCACCCGAGTTAATAAATGTGTATCGCAAACCAGCAGCAGTTGAAGGAAGAGTAATAGCTAAGCCATCTGTTCCTATTAAAAATACTTTGCCAGTATCTTCGGCAGTTAACGTTTTATCGTCCGTTACGATCTCTACGGGTGGATTAATTGCATCATAGCAAAAACCAGCAAGGTTTCTTAGCTTGTTTTCTAAAGAGATATCATCCCCCATGTGTCCACTACCGTATTGTGTTTTAAAAGTTTCTTTAGACATGGTAATTTTTATTTGTCAGTTTCAAATTTAATATCAAAATTCAAGGCTTTCCCTTGATCAATTATAGCGGACTTAGTTGTCAATTTACTTACAGGTATTTCGTAAGGATCAGCTTTAAAAAAGTCTTTAGCACCGTTAACATTTGAGAATACTTTTTCAATAATAACAGGAAGTTCATCATCTTCGTTTTGTTTATCTACAGTTATTTTAGCATTGTATTCATAAATACTAACGTTGTCGATCTTGTCAAGTCTAAACGACTTATTAAATCGTTTATCGCTTTCAAGAGCTTCTTGAATTAAAGGATCATTAGTAAAGTAATAACCATTAGCACTAAGCCCATAACCAGTTTTAAACTCGATAGTGCATTGCCCTTTTTTTTGGGGCAATGCTATTACTATCAATAAACTTTGTCGATTAATCGACGTATATTTTTTGTTTGTCCCCATTATTTAAAGACTTAAACCAATGAAGTGTAAACAGGTCCTTTAATGAAAGTATGTGTTTTAGGATACTTCGTAATAAGACAAGCAGTCTCGCTAATAAATTTAGCATCTGAATTCGCCTGAGCTAATTTTTTCTTGTCAAAATCAGCTACTGACTGAGCATCAAAATGACGTTCTCCAAGATTATTTACATCGAGAATAACAGCATCATAACCCCATCCCATAAACTTAAACAATGGGTGTTTAATCAACACTAATTCACCATCACCAGTATTAATTTTATTGAAATACAAACCATATTCGTACTCAACCTCTTTAGATGAAATGTTCTTTTGAATATCTTCGGTACGTTTAAGTGCATTCCAAAGGTATTCTCCAACAAACATCCATCTTTGTCCTGATCCTGAATTACCGCTAAATGCCTGACGAACCATTTCATCAATGTGTCCCGGTTGAATTATAGGCTTACCGGCATCCAATAAACTAGTCCAATCAACTTGATTACTTACGAAATTTGAAATACCACCCATGAAATAAGTTTTCTTTCCACCTGGGTATCCAATATTTCTTGAACCTTTCCAATAAGTAATCTCTTTTTTAACCCTGTAATCATACATGGCCAACTCAAGCTGATCCATTTCTGTAAATTTCACTTCCTTGAGGGATTTCTTTTCCCATTTAGAAATTTCAATTTGAGAACCAAAAAATTGACAATAATTATAGTCATCCTCAGGAACGTATTGACTAGGATCAGTCTGTACAGCAAATTCACTTAATGCCCTACCTCCAATAGAAATTACATCATTTTGAGCAATATCCTGAATTCCTGGTACCAGAAGTGATTTATTTGTAGTTGTGACACCATTTCCATTAACAGGCATAACTTTCAATAGACCATTATTCCCATCAACCAATGTTACAACAAGTTCTAAGTCTGCATTAGCAAACTGAGTCTCGGCAGTACCTTCTTTTATTCCGGGAACCCCATTAATAAAAAGAGTGTCTCCAACCCCATATAAATCAGTATTTGCAACAGGCAAATCAAAGGCAGATTGATTAGCAGCAGTAATAGCAGATGTAACGACATCCTCAAAAGGTTTAGTTTCTACAGCGTAATTTCTACACGTAATTGATTCAGTCTTTCTACGCTGCCCTTTTATCCCTGTTCTGAATAATTGGTCTAAAGGAGCATATGCTGGCCATTGTTTTGTGACTATCTCATCGATATCATCAAGGTGAAGACCAGGCTTAGCCGCTTCTGAATTTTCAGTTGATAAAGCTGCACCAGGAACAACAGCTGCTAAAGTGCTAACCCCCATCCCTACTTCAAATAAATCAACACCCATAAAGGCGCACACTATCAAAGTCAATATTGCGACCCCGTACAGTATTCTTGTTATTTTAAAAACTTCTTTTTTCATGATAAAATTATATTAGTTTATGATTAAACTCTAAATGGTTCTTTTGGCTTGTAAATCTCTTTTACAGGCTTATTGTTTATTACTTCACCACCACCACCTATTTCAGGAAGTCCGGTGCTTGGCTGACTATCTTCTTTATCTCGAAGATCATCGATCTTTTTATTAGAAGCAGATACTTCACCATCTTTACGGGCTTCTTCTGCTATACGGATTGATTCATTGTCGTAGTCCATAAGCTTGTACATGTGATCAAAGAATTCAGGAGTCAGATTGCCAGCAAAGGCTTTGTCAAGGAAAGCAATCACAAAGGTTTTGTATGCTTTTGCTCCTTCATCGTCCAATTCTTTTGTTTTGATAAACTCTTCGAGGGATGCAATAGATGCTTGTTCGTTTGCGCTAATATCATTTTTGCGCTTTTCACTAGCTTCATAATTAGCTATCCTTTCGTTTCGAGCAGTTTCTAATTCACGATCACCAGTATCGTCAATATTTGTAAAATCAAAATAGCGATTTACGGCAACATCGAAACGTTCTCCATTTTTGAAGTCCATAATTGCTTTTCCTATTCGCGGGTCACTTGTGAAAAGTGTAGCCAGTTCTTTATTAATGGCTAACAGCTTATCGAGCTTGTTGGCAGCTTCTTCCAATTCCGCCTGATTAGTTTCATTCACTTCGACATTAGGGAAGTATTTTGAAAGTAGGCTTGGTTCTTCGACCGCAGCAGGTTCATCACTCATAACCTTATTCACAACTGCTTCATCTTTCTTTTCCGATGCTTCGGTATTTGCTTCTCCGGTAACGGTAGGAGCTTCAACAGACGCAGTTGTTTCAACAGGTTTCGTAGGTAATGTGTCAGAGGCAGGTAATGTCTCTGTTATTGGTTCTTTTTTTAATTCTTCAGTTTCCATTACTTATTTTTCAATTGATTCGAAAACAATTATATGAACTCAAATTTAGGATGTTAATAACTATTAGGGGTTGATTAGTTCCCTTTTAAGGGAATTTAATTATATTTGGTCAAACAAAATTTTAAGAATGGCTCGAAATCACAGACAGGTTATAAAAATTTATAGGGAGCGATCACGAGAACTCGCTGCACTTAATCTTTTGAGTTATGTTAATGGAATGTATTTTTATATGGTTATATCCGAAGAGACCAAAAAAGAAGGGAGAAAAGGGTATGAACCCGAAGTAGTAAAAAAGATAATACAAGACTATAAAAAAACATCTGAATGGTCTGAATATCAAGTATTTCTAAATAAAATACCTTGTATTTATAATAAAATAAAAGACTCTATTATTAGTCTTATAGTAATGTCCCGAATTCAAGACAATGGATAATAAAACAAAAACAATCATCATAGAAAACGAAAAAAGAAGAGCTGTATTAAATAGACCTTATGATCCTATCGTTGGAATTGGTTCACCATTAGAAAGGAAAGAACTGATCATTAATGATTTGGGTGTATTTTATCTTCCTCTTTCATTTTTTGATACTGATTTTGGTTATGTGCTTGAAAATAGTGGAAGCATTGGTAAACTCATGGAGAATGTATCAGGTATTAAATCCTATGATGATGGTGTCAATGAATTTATTAAAGAGAGAATAAAGTATGATTTTGAATTTTGGTGTGCATACGCTGTAAAAATAAAACCTAAAAAAGAAGATAACTCAGAAGAAGACAAACAGCACATTATACCTTTTGTTTTAAACCAACCACAAAGAAGACTTTTAGGGAAATTAGAGAAACTGAGATTAAAAGGTAAGCCAATAAGAATAATCCTTTTAAAAGCCAGACAGTGGGGAGGATCAACCCTTGTTCAAATTTACATTGCATGGTATCAGCTTATTATTCTTCAAGGATTTAACTCTATTATTTGTACGGAAGTAGAGAATCAAGCATCTAATATTCGGGGGATGTATTCCCGAATGGTTAGACATTACCCCGAAAATTTAGGGACCATTAAATTAAGCAATTTTGAAAGCAGCTCAAAAAATAAATACATAGCAGATAGGGATTGTGTTTTGTCTATTGGTTCAGCAGAAAAGCCAAATACAATTCGTTCTCAAGATGTGAGAGCCGCTCACTTATCAGAAATTGGACTTTGGCCTAAAACACTAACCAAATCACCAGAAGACTTAATTCAGTCATTAGAAGGTACAATTCCAGAAACAGCCGATTCATTAATAGTTAAAGAAAGTACGGCAAAAGGAGAAGGAAATTATTTTCATACAGAATGGTTAAAGTCCATAGCTGGAAATTCTGGATATGACTCTATTTTTGTTTCTTGGTTTGAAATTGAAAAATACCAGAAATCAATAGAAGATTATACTCAGTTTATTAGCTCAATGAGTTTATACGAAATTGAATTATGGGACTTAGGGGCAACACTGGAAGCTATTAATTGGTATAATTCAAAAACCAAAAAGTTTAATGACCTCTGGAGAATGAAGTCTGAATTTCCTTCAACAGCAGAAGAAGCATTTCAATCGTCAGGGAGGAAATTTTTCAGAATGGATGAAATTAAAAAACTTTCTAAAACATGTATAGACCCAATTTTTATAGGCAACGTTTTTTCTGATTCCTTAAAAGGGAAAAAAGCATTTGAAAACATTAATTTTAAAGAGGAAAATAAAGGTAATTTACATATCTGGACAATGCCTGAACCTATCATCACTATTAATAATAGACAATATGAGGTAAAAAATAGATATTGTTCTTTTGTTGATATTGGAGGAAAAACAGAAAAAGCAGATTTTAGCACAATTAAAATACTTGATAGGTACTGGATGCTTGAAGGCGGTGTTCCAGAAGTTGCTGCCGTATGGTCTGGGCATTTAGATCAAGATTTATTTGCATGGGAGGCTGCTAAAATATGCTATGCTTATGGTATAGCGTTAATGGCAATCGAATATAATAGTTTAAGAATAGAGGAAACCGAAGGAGACCACTATGAAACAGTATTAAATGAAATAAAAAACTTCTATCCAAATCTATTTATTCGAAATGTAGTTGATAGTATCAATAAAGACTATTTGCCTAAATATGGATTTTTTACAGGAACTAAAAGTAAGACTATGATTCTTGATGCTCTGGTGGAGGCTATGAGGGTTGGGGGTTATATTGAAAGGGATATTAGAACTATCAACGAATTGAAATGGTTTGAAATTAAACCAAACGGCAAGTTAGGAGCAATAGAAGGTAAGAATGATGACTTAGTTATAGTAACGGCTGGTAGTGTATGGCTATCTAACAAATATATACGTCTCCCAGCACCCAAGTTAATAGAACTAATTCCAGAAGGACAAAAAAGAAAAGGCTATGGCAAAAGCATTATTTCGGAAGCATCATTGTAAAAATAAACATACATGAAAAGAATCGAATCTACATTTAGAAAATTAACCAGCGGCATTCCGGTCAAAGCTAAAATACCAAAAGAAGCCGAGAAGTATATTTTTGCTGCCATGATTGAATACTCAAAGGGAAGCGTTGCCCTGCATGAAGTGGCACAAAGAAAGTTCCAACGTAAAATGTGTTTTATCTTTTTTGGATACTTCCGTAAAATGAATTGGGAAGAGTTTGTTTTGGCTTTACGTACTCGCAGCCTGAGAATCCATAAAAGGATAGCTAAAAGACTGGCCAATGAGAACAACCGGAAGTACTACGTTGTGCGAAGTACTGAAATAAACTATCAGCGATTCAGCTCACAGGATGTAAAATACAATAAAAATGTTCGCATTTTCGGTAAAAACGTTAATTCATATACTCTTACTGAGGCGGCGGATGCAGTTATTTACCCTAAAAAATTATAGTTATGAAAAAATCTGAATACAAGAAAGAAGAATTTAAGAAGGGATTAGAGTCCATGACGAATAAAGCACTTTACGAAAAGTGTGTTTTTTATATTGAACATGGGTCAAGTATTTTCGACAATGGAATAAGCCTATGTCAAAAACAATAATTGAAAAAGAAACAGATGATTATATTATCCGATCCAAAAAAGGAAAATATAGAGGTAAACATTTCACTGAAAAGTCGATTAAATGTAAAAAATGCGGTCTAATAAGCTATATCAAAGAAGATATTGAAAAAGGTAAATGTTCAAATTGTGATAGATAAGCGTAGTAAACAAATAAGAATAACAGATCATGCCCTTGTTCGTTGGATAGAACGTGTTAAAGGAGTGAATCTTGATTCTATTAGGAAAGAGATCCTTTCTTCTGGTATTCCTGAGACTATAAATGAATTGGGCAATAAGGGTATCTTTCCTTTTCGTGAATTCAAAGTCGTAGTAAGAGAACGTACATTAATTACTTTTTTACTGCCTGGACAAAAAATATCATGTTTTAAAAAACCTCGTAAATATGGAAAGAGAGCTAGAAAAAATAAAGAATCGAAAGCTCGTATTGCCAACAAAAACCGAAACAAAAGTGACTCGTGAATTTAGAATAGTGTATGATATTCACCGTGAAAAGCAAAGAAAAAAGGGAGTGTTTCACTCTCCCTTTTTTTACTCTGTTCCTGCATATTTTTGCATTAATCTTGTTCCTTCTGGATTAGCAGCAGCAGAATCAGCTCCTTGTGCTGTCATAGAGTTCATTAATCCTCCTGCAATATCAGGTGTATTTATATTCATCCCTTCGCCAGTTCCGTCTTGTGCAACCTGCCCTTGTTGAGCGGCTTTCTTGTATTCTTCAATATCGTTAAGCAGTTTATCCATACCAGGGAACGAAAGATTTTTCAGTCCTACCTCCATTGGTATAAGCTGATTCATAACGTAACCATTAATCCAGTCATCCATCATAGCCCTGTATATTTGAGAATCGGCACCTAACCCAATGGTCATATCATATTCTAAATCATCGCGGATTGTCGACTTATCGAATACTTTTGCTTGATTGTTTGAACCCTGTCCTGTAACAGGAAGATATCTTATCTCATCATAATACTGAATAGCTATCTCCAATGCTTTTTTACCCCTTCGAGCCCTAAACCAGTTGAATGCTTCCATTCTGTCCTTAATGTTTAAGGAAGAGTTTTGAGCACTCTGGGCATATAACGATGCTGGTGTTCCACTACCCGGAGTTGTACCCCGTGCAGCATCAGAAATACCACCTATCTGATTCATTAAGTTCATCCCTAAACTAATTGATTCATTCAATCCTACCGGAATAGCCTTAGAGCTTAGTTGCCCCATAATATCGTTGATCTTTTTCCCTGCCCCCAACTTAACCTTTATCACTCCGTTTCGTTTCGTATATTCTGATGTAGCATCATCAATTGTAAAATCATCGGCTAAAGAATCTTCATCAATAACAAAAGTACCCTTGGAGCTTGAACCAATAACGAAATCATAAAGGATATGGTCACGGTTAAACTTACGTTGAATATCAATCAAAGTATCAACAAAAGGTCTTACTTTACCTCTATTTAAAGGATGAAATAAGAATACATAAGGGTGCATACCATGAGTAAAAGGCGTTTCACCTTCCATTAAAGTTTCATACATATTGGTTATGTATTTGAAATACCAGAAAGGAACATACTTCTCGCTATACTCAATAAGCTTTGCTCTTTCGATCACTTCAACATCACCCATTTCATTGTTGATAATACCATTGTCAAAGGCCATCATCAAACGTTGTTGATTTTCTCTATCGAAATAAGCTTTGTTTTCGGCTGTTTTCTTACGGGTTCCAAAACGTCCTTTACCCCTGTCGTGATATTCATATCTCCATTCACTTCGTTTCTGCCAAATTTCGAATACCCGGCATTTATCTTGAGTAGCAAAGAAGAAGTTTTTATTTCTAACTCGATCTTCTGAAAATGAATCATCATAATTTAAAACATCCTCACTAACAGTCGAAAACATATAATCCCTTAATTTATTTTCGTCCGCTTCACTCTTCGCGAAAGCAGACACCACCTCATTCATGGTCATGTCGTGTAACTCACCAACTAAAGTAATATCGTCATAGTCCTGCTTCATTGGAGCATTAAAGAACATATTGGTAAATTCAGGTGAATGATACCTTACTTCTTGTTCCTTTCCGTTAGGCATGGCTCCGAAGCTTACCTTGTTGATCCCAATACCAGAGGCTAAAAACATTTCAATAGCGGCAGAATCTTTCAACCACATATGGTTCTTGTCATCGATAGACCAAAGGGTATTAGTAAGCATATCCCCAACAGGCGCATCATCACGGGTACGGGCAACAACAGAAGGTCTACTATTTGCCGAACGGAATTGTCCTTTAATATTCTCCACAATAGGAGCAATAAGGTTCATCACAAAAGGTATTTGTCCTTGTGAACGAATCAAATCACCCTCTACTACATATTCAGAGATATCAGGATCATAAATAAGGTCTCCCCACTGGTCCCCTTCAATATAACGGCAGTTACGTTCTATCTTCTCTCTGATACCACGTAGTGATTGATAGTAAGCAGACGCCTGATCTAAAAGCTCCATGTTTTCCTGCCGGTCATCATTCTTGTAAAGAAATTCGTTACGAGTTATTTTTCGTTTTGATTTACGACCACCAACAACACTTAATTTAAGGCGGTTTATGGCTTCTTGATTTTTTATTACTGGCGTGTTATCCATGGCTTATTTAGCTTAAATTTTCAATTGCTTCTGTTTTGGCTTTTTCCATTGCTCTAAAGTTTGATTCTTCGTAAAATCTCTCAATTTTATCTTTTACTATCCCAGAATAGCCATCTTTTGGATAGTCTCCTGTAATGTTATGGTATTCATTCTCATTTATAATCTCCATTTTATAAAGGTCATTCAAAAGACTTTTTGAAATCACATTATTGATGATTATTTTATTGTTGTTATCATTCCAATATTCACCGAGCGGAGTATAGTATTTTTTGAGAAGGTTATTGAACTCTTTTGTGCCCAATGATTTTTTCTCTCTTTTTAAATATTTGGCTTTCTTTTTATTGCTTGGAGCAATTGTATATATATAGTTTACTTGCGGATTATCAAAACCATACTTCTCATAAATCTTATACTCTTTTCTTAATCGAGTTTCATTTCTTGATAGTGTGGGGCCATACTCTTCTTTAGCCTCTTTTAAAAATGATTTTTCATTTCGTCCATCTTTCATATTCCTTCGTATCAAAGGAGCATCATTACTATTTTTGTATTCGCCTAGTGACCAATCAGAATAAATCAATCTTCTTATATCATCCGATCTTCCAGTGGCTAATTCATAAGTGCCATGAGCAGTTCTCGATATTTGACCTACTGGAAAACCTGACATATCTCCAATTGCATTAGCGTTCGTTTCAATCATATCCAACATATCAGCAATAGAAGTCTTATCTGACTCAATGTATTTTCTTGTCTCTATTGTTGCTTTTAACGCTTGGTTAGGTACATCGGTAAGTAATACACCAAAGTCGAAATTTCTACCTGTTGTGGCTGCATCGTAAACAGTTTTTGTTAGTTCACCAATCATAAAAGGAAAAGCCATCGAACCAAATATAAGAGTTCTAATCATCTTTTCATCTAAAAGTTCAGCATCATCATCAAGTAATCCAGAAAAACCACTAGTTGCCAATTGGAATAAACCAGGAAGGATGAAATGGAACATCGCAAACGTTCTTAGGTTATTAATTTTTTTACCACGACCATTTATTAAGTTGTTAATTGCAGTTTTTTCCATCCTGAAATACTGCATAGGGCTATTTTGAAACAACGTAAGCATTTTACCAATAGGACCACCACGTTGGAACACATTGAGGTTTTCTGTCTCTCCTGCTTGCTGTGTTAATCGAGTAGATTTTTCAAAGTCAAGCATGGCTTTGTCTCGTGCCTCTTTATCTGAAAAATCTGCCTTTTTGTATTTATTGATTTGTGTTTTATAAAAAGCAGTTCCACCAAATATAATTGCAGCCTTGTCCCCGAATTTTGCAAGAATTAACATATTGTCCCTAAAGTTTCCTTTTGATAGATCATTTAGATTGATAGCCTTAGCCAACTCTGCAAACTCAGTGTTAAAACCGGAAACAGAATAACGATTCTTTACAAATCTGGAATTCAATATTTCCCCTATATCACCAGTAACAGATGCAACTTTGCCCGTAGTGGCAAACTGAGCAAATGATTTAATAATCTCACCGCTTGTTGCTCCCATGTTTTTATAGAATTCTGGTACTTGGGTGACATCCAAAAAGGTCGTATAAGCAGGAATAGAAGTAAGCTGTTTTATTGTAACTACGGGGTTGAGTCCAATTTTAGCCCTCACAAAGTTCTTTCTTATAGGATTAAGGAAGTTTAAATACTCATCAAATTTCCTTGATGTCCCATCAGTTGCAATATCACCAATCAGTTGATCAACATCCCGCAATGTCTTTCCTCCCCCATGGTGTTCATCAATCACTGATCGAATCTTTTTATTCATAAAAACAGAATTGAGTTTTCTTACTGGTTCAGCGAAAAAAGCGTAATGGTTGGCTTTATTTAAAAAGTTAACCATCAGGTTGTCACCATTTACTTTTTTGAGAGCTATCCTATTGCTTGTCCTGTCGAGGGTATTACCGAAAGCAACTGACTGAAAGAACATTTTATCATCTTCGAAAATGTCTTTCTCATTCTTAAATACATCGCGAACAACAGGAGAATAATTTTCCTTAAATCTCATGTCCGTGTGAAACTTATTCCGGTACACCTCATTTATTAGCGGATATGTTTTTACATAGAATTCATCTAATTGCCATTTTGCCCAATCAAGAGTCCTATTATCCTTACCTTTATCTGTTATGTAATCTGTCAACTCTTTAATTGTAGTCTCAGACCATCCCATTTCCTCAAATGTTGGAACAAGCGATTTGTCTTGATACCATTGCCAATATTTATAAGCCTGTGCCTTTGATAATTTAATCTTCTTTTTAGTTGGCCATGGCGCTTCTGTGGATTGGATAGTTAACTCAACCTCGTTTTCTCTGGCATTGTCTCTAAATATATTTCTCAACTCATTGCCATCGGTATTAAATATCTCAACCATATTCTTATGAGTCCAGTCAGTGTATTGTCGTAAACTTTGACCTTTGCGCTGTCGTGCATCACCAACCATGTCACCTAAAGAACTGGCCATGCCATTAAATGCTTTTACTTGTTTCCCGTCAGTATCTTTAGTTTCAAAACGTGAGAAGTATTCAAGAAGGGAATCAAGACCATCATGTTTGACATTAATAAAGTTCTTAAACCCGTCAAACATTTGTTGAATTCTATTTTTCCGATTTCGCTCTAATGGATCAATAGTAAAACTTTTCTTTCCCCCACCTGTAAAAGCGAATAAAGCATTCTCATTCCTTTCATCCCTTTCAAATAATTCAAGTTTCTTGGATAATACCCTTGTGGTACGTCCCGATTCAATAAGGTTTTTAAGGTTATCTTTCGCTTTATCAAGTTCATCATAAGACATCTCCTCAGAGCCTACAAGATTCAAAAGGTCAAGTTTTGACAAGTCTTTAATGCTTACTTCATAATTAGGATCTTTATTAGTCTCTTCCTGAATTTTATTTGCGATGTTGTCGATTTCCATTTGAGCCTCATCTCTCCTGTTTGAAAATTCAATCGCTTCAAGCTGTCCTTCCCTTATCTCAATTTCTTCATCAGATAAGCCACCATTATTTAATTCAAGCTCAATCATTCTCTTTGATTCTTCAAGAAGATTTTTATTGTTCCTAAATAAAGCTCTGGCCATTGATAATTTACGCTGAGAATCAGCTAATAGTAAGTTTTGTTGAGTGCGTCCATTCTTTGAAGTAGGCGTATGCTTAATAAATATTCCGGCTATATCAGAAAGAATTTTTTGTTTTCTGATAGTGGAAACCAATAGATTAGCCTTTTCAACAAATTCATCAAGGTTATTAGTATTAACATCCCTCATTAAAGTAGCAGCCGTATTGTACTCTCTTGATGATATACTACCATCCTCTACTTTTAATTTTAAATGTCGGACCAATTCCTTTTCAGCTTCCGAAATATCCTTTTTTGTCCATTGCGAACCATCCTTAACACCCTGAGCATATTTATTGAACCTGTGCTTTAATAGTGTCTGTTCTTTTGATCTTATCCATCTAACATCAGAATTCTTTGCTTTATTAATCATACTTTCAGCAAGAGATTCTTTCTTTTCAAGATTAGTCTTTACGGTTTTACCAGGTTCATCCCCCTTCTTAAACTTTACATTAGTATTATCAGGTAGCTGCTCATAAATAAGATCAGCAAGTCCGGTAAGGTTTGCACCCGGGTTCTTTCTATTGAAATTATTATATAGGGATTCGAAATGAATAGGGTCAAAAGTCTTTATATTGTAATTATCAACTAAATCTTTGACTTTATTGAAGACAGTTCTTTTGTTTGTGCCTTTTTTTGGTAACGCCCAGCTTCTTCCGTCAGAATGAACGTATTCCCTATTTGTTTTAGAGTACTTCCATCCTGGAAAGTCTGGGTTTTCACCGTTACTTGATGCTTCTTGTACTGTACCATTATTCAAATTTACATCATTAGCTTCATAATTCCTATTTTTTATATCATTATAGTTATTATTAGCTTCCATGAAGTCAAAAGCACTATCATAATTATCTACTTGTGGTTTAGGCATTTGATAAACAGACTGAACAGCAGTCTTAACTAATCTTTCGGCATCTTTTACAGTGAATTTCTTGCCGGGCTTAAACATCTTATTAAGAATGTCACTTAACCACCCCATCATTCTATCCCAAACATTTTTTTCTTTTGTTGTAAGGTCTTTTACGGAGTTAATCTTTTCAGATAAGTGAGTTAAGTATTCTTCACCTATTATGGACTTATCTTCGTTCAAATAGCTTTCAGGAAGTACTTTTTTGATTTCTTCCATACCAATATCATCAACGAACTTTTCGAATACGGGATTAAGAAGGTGAGAAGGAATAATATTAGCTAATCCCTTGTGTGTTCCTACCTCGTGAACCCATGTTTTAAGGGCATCATCAACGTTCTTAATATTATTTGTAATGAAGTATGATTCGTCTGTGTTTGGATCAAAGAACCCGTAAGCTTTTTTGTAGTCACCTTTCTTTTTGTATTTATCTGGAATATCCTTGGCATCTTCAACAACGTGAACAGTACCCGTATTTTTACTTGCCGCAAATAAACGGTTAATGTACTTCTTAATTTCTTCACTCTTCATTTGTTCAAAGATTGAAGGAGTTTTAATTTCGTTTTTGAATAATGGCATACCTTCTAATGAGGATTGAACCATTTTATCATTGATGGGAAGGGACTGAACGCTTCCTGCTTCTGGCAATTCCGTATTCTCCACTCTACTACCAAACTTCTTACCTAGCTTATTGGCTAAGTTGGGGACTATCTTATCATAAAAGGCTTTCATTCCTTCACCACCAATTGTAATAAATTCTTCTTTAAAGGTATTTGTAACACCACCTTCTCTCACTTTGCCAGCCATTGATTTGCCTATTACATCATCAAGGGTAACATCTTTGTTCGCAATTCTCACAGTTCCTTGTAATGGAATAGTTTCTTCAAATACAGTATCCCCATCTTTTATGGCATAAACCTCAACTCCATCATCTGTTTTATATGTGTCGATCTGATCTACCTGCTTTCGCATACTATTTTCATATCTATTAACTTGGTCAACTCCATTAGTCCATGCGATCCTGTCAAATCCGTTCTCGGATGCGTATTTCACCATCCTGCGAAGTGCCAAGTTTACCCATTGTGGGGTTTGTTTGAATGGCATATCGGGAACAGTATTATTCAATGTTCCCTGTAATTGCTGAAACTCATTATACGCTTCTGTATTATTTGGGTCGGTTTTTAATATCGCTGCAAGCGTTTTTATTCTTTCATTGTTCCCTTTAAACCCTTTCTTCTTACCTTTCTGTGCCCAATCAGACTGTATTTCTTCAAGGAATAATACTTTCTTGCCGTCTGCATCTGTACGCTCGTTGATTCGGATATGTGCAAGGATATTGGGTTCTTCAAAGTGTGAAGATTTGAAGTTTGCTTTGGGTTCTGGTTTTGGATATTTTTTTGAGTTTATAGTTTTTCCTTGTGCAACCTCTTTAGCGTGTTCTGCTGTACCATCAAGCCCAAATATTTCTTCCTTTGTCCTGTCGTTTAATACAAACCACCTACCAGTTTTGCCTATCTCGTGTGCAGAATAAGTATCACTAATCTGTTTTTCAGGCAACGTCAACAGTAACTCTTTGTAGTTTTTACCTCCCGGGGTTTGGTAATCGGCTTGGGAGTACTTGGTGTCGTCTTCAATTAATTCTTTAAAATTATCTGAATT